GACGAATATTTTTATCATAACATTTGATCATTTTATCATAATGATAACTTTTCTTTTTTCCGCCAGAAATTTCACTATGCCAATATAAACCACAAACTTCGACCCCAAGTTTATAATCAGGAAAATATAAATCAAGTTCTAAAGGCGGTATTTGAGTTCTATCATTATGAATAAATTTTGTATCTGGATAATTCTCTACAAAATAATCTACTAATTTCTGTTCTGGCTTAGATGTATAATTATTTTCCAAATAACAATGTAAACATCTAGCACCATTATCCTTAAAATTATGAAAATTAGTTTTCCATTTGTGACCATTTGGACACATTAGTAATATATGTGACTTATTATCTTTATATGTCTCAGAAATAAGTTCATAACCAAACATATTTACATATTCGCCAACACTTTTTATAGTGTGTTTAAAAATTCCTCTAGGGGTATATGAAATATCTGTACTATGTTTTTCTCTATACCTCAGTCCAGCTCTATATCTACATATTTCCTTATTATTATTATAATATTTTTTAGATCTAATACGCTCAGATTCTATATTACGTTTACTTTGAATTCTATAATTTTTACGTTGTAATCTTATCTTTTCACATTCTTCAGATCCACAGTATTTTTTCTTATTATAATAAGTAGTAAACTTTTTACCACATGCTTTACAATATCTAATATATTCTTTATATCTATATTTATTTCTACATCTTTTTCTATCTCTTATTCTATCAACAATCTTTCTACCCTCATCTTTACAATTTATACAATATTTTTGATTAGGACTAGTAGGATCAAATCTTTCACCACAAATATTACATGTTTTCTGCTCATATTTCATTATAACAAAACCTCCAAAATCTACTTCTACTAATATTATAGAATATTTTTTTGATTTTGCTAGACTGAAATTAAAAAAAATAATCCGAAAAAACCATGTTTTTATTATACCTACCACAAAAAAGTGGTAGGTATAACTATTTGAAATTACTATTACAACGATCTATCAATAACACCTAAACCCAACATTCTACTATCCAGACATGCAAATCCAACTTCTTCCCAACCAAAAAATCCTTGTTTTTGGACTCTAAGAAGAGTTGGATCATCATGTGCTTCGTAGTCTTTACGAATAGGCATAACAAGAGAATCATTAACACTAAGATCAAAACCAATTATTTGAGTTTCACCAAGACTACTTACTGTGCCATCAGCACTAGTAACATTAGCGTTATCTAAAGTGTACTGATTATATAAATCACCAGCATCAGCTATAAACTTACCATAAGCTGAACTATTACTATTAATATTATACAAACCAGTTGCACCTAAATGCTGAAGCTCATGAAGTGTTACATTCCAAATACTTCCCATACCAGCGGCCTGGAAAATTTCTCTCCGCGTAACTGGATCAATATCAGTATCAGTCCACTCACGAATATCAGCTGCATCTTCAGGAGAAACATAAAGATCAGTAAGTGTACGACCTATTCTCTTGAATCCAACAATCATCTTGTTAATAAGTTCTTTTGACAGATACCCAGCACCTGTAGATGCGGGATTAATTTCATAAATTGGTGCAGGACGTGAACCAAGCAACCCCTTACCAGAAAATGCAGAAGTAGCAGCAGGAAGAATAATCCTCCAACCACTTTCTTCTTCCATATCAGCTAATGCTTTAGCAGCTTTTTCAGCAGCCCTCTGAGGAATATCAATTCTCGAATCTCTCGCGTACGTTATTTTCCAGTCTCCTGAAGTATCTAACGTAAACGTAGGTACATATACTTCCTCACCAATACCTTCAATAAAATTCTGAGCTACATCAATCTGTTACTTTAATGACCCGAATTTTTTTCGGGCGGGGAAGCTCTTCATCTTCCCTCTATATGTCTCCATATAGTTCAGACTATATCATCATCCACATAGGATGTTCAACGTTTAGTCGTTGGGGGCTTCAACTATTTACTTAAGACGTTTAGGTATATCTTTAGATATATCATTGTGACTACTGTTCAATTTTCTAAGCTCAATTGCTATCGCTATATCCCTATCAGTAACAGGAGTACCACGATTAACTGTCATTCTATTATTAATATATTCTAATAATAATTCAGCTTGCTTTTTCTTTGCTATTTCATATTTGGCTATAGTTGGCAAAGATTTATGCAATCTTTTAACTCCCCTCAAAGATATTTGATATCCCATTTTACCTGTTTTTCTTGGTTTAGGTAAAATATAAGCTCCAACTTTAAACCATTCTTTTATAATCCTAACACAATTAGCAGCAAGCTCCTCATTATCGTTAGATATATCTATAGAAGGAAAAAAATAAAGTGTCCCACTTCTATAATGGTATTGCTTAGATAAAACATAGGAACCGTCACTGTTTATAACTCCTATTAACCATCCTAAATCAAATAGTTGGTTGCCACCTGGTTGTCTCATATCAGTCATATTTTTACCTTAGTAGTAATAACTGCCTAGCAAGATTTTCCAGCGTTACAGTTAAATTTTCATTATTGTGTTACCACAATAAGGGTCAATGTCTTAACCAAGACCAGGAAGTACCCAAACCGGTATCTCGAAATCTTCTGCTACCGGATAAGACGCTTGGGCCCCCGGGCCTAATCTTTCTACTGCGAATAAACTTCGCATAATAGAATCTAGCTCAAGTTTCTGAAGGATTGGAGTAGTTAGAGCAGCAGCAAAAGCTCTGTACGCTGCAATACCTTCTGGGGTATTGATAGCAGCAGTAGCTTTGAAAAGTTTTTGCATCTCTTTTCTATCCATAACCTAACTATCCTCCTATCAAATAATTTTGGATGCGATTTAATTACTTACGCATTAATCCATAATGCATACTTACTTTTTAATTATATCAACAGTTTAATCCTTATAGGATAAAGTGTAGTATTGTTCATATTAGCCGCAACCTGTGCTGCACTTGCGCCTTTCACAACCCTAGCAACCACATCAGTAACATTAGTAAGAGATGTGCCATTAGTTACTTTAGAAGTTCCATCATCAGCAACATAAAGACGCTCTCCAGGAAGCATAGGATCAGTAGCTTTAGTATCTACTTCATAATGCACTGTATCCCAAATACCTAAATGCGCAACACCAACAGGAGCTTGTCTAGTTCCATCTATATTGCCATTACTATCATAAGATGGTTGAGCAATAACATCAGAAGAACCAAGATCTCCAGGCATCATAAAACCAGACGGATGTACATTATGATATCCATACTTAACTTTCTGCATCAAGAAACCGAAAGGCATTCTTTCTTCCGCATCAGTAGGAGCAACTGTACCATAAATATTAACAACTGCGTCTTGATGAGTAGCAGTGCTCACAAGATAACATACCGCACCAGCATAGGCTATTACGCCGCCAATTCCAGCAGTTCCACTAGTTGTAGCAAATTGACAAAATTGATTTTCTACAACCGGATGTCTAGGAATAAACATAATTATATTTCCTCCTTAACATATTTTTAAAAAATTATTTATCAACTTTCTTAATATTTTCAGCCATCTGACTACCTAATTCTCTGTACTTAGTCATCATATTTTCATTAGGTGTGACTTCCATATTAAAAGCAGCAGCAATAGAACTCATTGCATTTTCTGTCAAATCACTACCAGCAGCAGCTTCTTCATCTTTTTCAATCTCTTCTTTAGATTTTTCCTCGGATTTTTCCTTAGATTTTTCCTTAGATTTCTCTTCTGACGATTTCTCTTCTGACGATTTCAATTCTGCAATAATAGCTTCTCTTATAGCAATAAGATCTTCTTTATAAGATGAAAAATCTTCATCAGACATTTCTCTAACTTTAGAAGCTTGATCTTCAATTTTAGTAGCAGCAATACCGGCTTCTTTCAATTCACTAATTCTAGTTTCAGCCAGCTTATCTTTCTCCATTTCTGCCATTTTTGATTCAGCTTCTTCCGCTCTTTTAATAATGTCAGATTTTTCAGTCTCAAAAGTCGCTTTCTCTGCTTCAAAGGTTGACTTTTCTTCTTCTAATTCTGTAATTCTAGCTTTAAGAGTTTGGGTACTTTCATTAAGACCCAAAATTTCTGACTCTCTATTATTAAGTTCTTCGTCTTTTGCCTCCAAAGACTCAGTAAGCTCGTTAATAGTATCAGTTGATCTCTGTAAAGCTTCTTCAGTCGCTTTAATCATTTCAGACTCTTCTTTTTTCTTAAAGATGTCATTAACGATCTTTACAACGTCATTACTAAGTTGATCACCCATGAAGTTAAACCTCCCTAATAATTTTTCTTAAAAATTATAATTAAATCCAAATACAATATCAACCAATCTCTTAATAGTTTATAAAACAAACCATGTCCTTAACCTTGTTATACACAATTTTAATCTTATATATAACTTATATTATCTTTTCCAAATTTGATTAGACGAGTCCCCATCATATAAATTACTCTCAGCAGCCTCGCCTAAAAATACATAAACATCATAAGTAGCATTAGTACCACTTACAGTATTCTCCTGATGAAGTGTTAATACAGGCGTAGTATCGTCTTTTTTTACCCAATACCTACCAGCAGCTGCCTCATTCGTAGGCGTTACTTGAACAACAGCATCAGAAATTTTATAACCATGAAATTTAACGCCGCTGAGTATGTCTGCAGTGACTTCACCAGATGCTACAGTTACGCTAGTTCCAATTAAAAAAGGGACTCTACGACCATTACCCAAATTTCTATAAATAATAGTCATGTTATCATCACCATTAATTCTAACAACTTTAGGTGTATGGCCTTGCTTTTTTAGCGATTGTGGCATGAGCGGTTACCTCCTTTTATTTTTTTACATCTTTTAAAACTAATTCTAATTCTGATAGTAAAGTACTTCTTTTATCCCTACTTTTTAATTCTTTTAGCTTAGATTCTACATAATTTTTTGCCTGCTTTTCAACTTGTCGTCTCAAACAATTAGGATCAGTAACATCTCGTGAGCTAGAAGTACAAGCTTTATCATATAAAGTACACCAATTTTCATGAATAATCTTCACATCTGGTCCTTCATACGTAGCATCAATTATTCTCTTCTTAAAACTCACACATATACCAACACTAGTTTGTGAACGAACATCTTCTACATTTATATCTGCCTCTTCCTCGTCCGTTTTTTTGACTATATTGTCCTTCACCTTTTCTTTAGCTACTAGGTTATCATCAGATTGAATATTATCTAGCTTATCAAGATCAATAATTATTTCATCAGCCCCTTTATTTTTTTCTGTTTGTCTTTTGGCTGTTTCTAAAATTACAGATCTTGGATTAGCAGGGTTCTTCACAACCCCACAACCTGAAAATAAAAGATCGTGTAAGACTCTACTCACCTCGCCTTTTGCTATTTCCTTGCCCCTTTTTAAAATCTTAGCTAATTTTCCTACTATTTCGTTTGCATATCCTAATGCTTCAGCTTCTTTCCGCGACATTATTACATCGCCAACTTTAATACTAAAATCTTGAAAATAGGTTTCCATTGATAGCTTCCATTTACCTTCAGTTACTTCCTTTGATAACTCAGGGAACCTACTTTTATATAAAATACCAGCTATCATAACGTCAATGTCCATTTTATTCAATTCATTTGCGTTCATATTAATTACTTCATTTAAATCTAATAAATTTCCGCCTTTATCTATAAACTTACTATCATAAATATGGCCAATAATTTCTGATTCTTGGTGTTCAATGTCTATGGCCTTATGATCTATTGTTGGAGCAGCTTTAACCAATTCTGAAGGCATAAAATAAGCATGATTTAAATTTTCCCCACTACTAACAAAAATACCAGAAAAAAACAATAAATCAGGGGTTTTATGCTCCGGAAAATTAACAATAGAAGCTGCTATTTCTTTAAGCTCATTTGTTTCTTCAACTATTTCTATATCGGCTTCAAGTATAACCGGCTCAAATTTATAGTTCACAATACAAACCTCCTATAAAAAGATAGTCCCTCTATACTATAAAGGTTAGTTAATTACTTATCTATTTTTTCTCGCTTCTTAATTCAAGTGCTGCCTTCATAAATAAATTAAATTCTTCCTGACTCATGTTTTTTACTGCCTCTTCAACAGTTAAACTAGCGGCCTGTGGCTTTACTCCTGGCTGTTGACTCGGTGATTTTTTAGTCACTTTAGTTTTCTTCTTCACATCTGTATCAACTTGTTTTGTCTTAGCAGGTTGACCAGAAGGCCTATTAGTTTGCAAAGGCTGTTTAGATTGCTGAAACGGGCTACCTAAAATTCCCAAAGTTCCTTCTAGTACACTCGGCAATTCGTTTTCCATATTATTAAATTCATTATTATAATCAAAACCTAATTGTTCAAGTGCAGTTCTGTATGACAGCATTCTGCGGTCCACAAGCTGAGCAACTGTCGACATATACAAAATTATATCTCTCAAAATAGTATTATCCCACCTAACTTTCGGAAATCTATCAAAACCTACCGCGGTTGCTATTTGACGATATTCATTATAAATCCATCTTGTTACTTGTCGTCTAGCATAATTAATCTCTTCAACTAAAGTTCTGACTATTAATCCAGCTTCAGCCACATTCACATTGGTAGTACCATCTAAAAGTGCTCTAGAAAAAGCAAGCGCACCAGTTATATCTTCATTTACTTGCTTATATTTATCTTGACCAAGAATCTCACCTATTTCAGGTGATATTATTTTTTCTACTTTAAGTGTATGATTCCAAACTACATCGAAACTTTTGGAAGGTGTATCAAAAATTGCTGCTATAGTTTCTAATTGAGCTTGATCTGTAACTGGAAACTCATCACTGCCAATAGTTATTTTCAAAATAGAATTTGTAATTCCATCTAATGTGCTAAGATCAGCTTGTCTTAATGAATTTTTATACTCCAAAGAATCAAATGCTTTTATACCTCTTGGTCTTGGATATCTTTCATAAGGCATTTTTCTATAATCGACATTACCTACATATTGAGGATCTAACTCAATATTACCAGCTGCTACTTGTGATTTAAAATCTGAAGGCAAACTTTTTACAATAACTTTTTCTTCGTCTGTTAATTCACCAGCAGATTTAGCCAGCATTTCTCTTAATTCAGCCGAGGGTTCTAATGTAACAACTGTATTATTAAATAATAAACTTCCTTTAATAGTTACTAATAAAGGATTTAGTATTGTATAAGCAATAGGCAAATATCCTTTAGACCATACTTTCTTTTTTGCCGCTTTAGCTTTTTTATCAGTCAATCCTTTAGCAACTTTTTCTTCCCTCATCTTCTGAATTCTATCAGCTCTCTCAATAATTTCTTTAATTATACCACGCTCTAGTTTTTGACCAGGTATTGGTGACAAATAACTAACTCCAGGTTCATATTTACTTATAATTTTGTAAGTTCTCACCATTCCTATCCTAAAAAAGTCAAAAAAGATCCAATCTATTATTTGCTTAAAATTTACATCAAAACACCATGTATCATAATAAGCTTTAATTTTATCATCATCAATATCATTTTCAAATCCTTTTGCAGCAAAATTTGTCAAAATATCTATATGAGAACCATAAACATCATTTTCAAAATAATACTTCATAGCTCTTGTAAATATATTTCTAGGATCATCTTCATATGGAGACTTGCTTATTAAATCCAAAGTTGATCTATCTATAACATCTCTTCTTAAAGTGGCTGCCACTTCAGCTGTTCTAAGACGAACAGCTTTATCGTTTGGCAAAGAAGCTAGTACTTTATTAGTAGGTTTCATATAAAAAGAAGCTTTACCAGTATTCGAATCCACTTCTATTTTATGTATTCCTACTTCTGGATATCTAGTTTGTAATTCTTTAGTTATTTTTCCCAATTTCTTTGAATCCATTTGTTTGGTTCTCCTTATAAATTATTTAGATATTACTTGAATACTAGGCAAAATTCTATTTTGTCCAAGTACCATCGTAACGTCAAAATCACAATTATATTTTTTTAAAACCGCCATAATTTCCTGACTACATTTAGCTATACGCTCTTTCCTTTCTTGATCTACTATTTCTGCAGCTTTTAATGGATCTATTTTATCTTCCTTAACATTTTCTACCTTTTCATCATTTTTTACTTCTTCCATAATATTTTCTCCTTTAATTATTTAATTCTATTAAAAATTCTCTTTTATCAAAAGATTTATTTTATTTATTACCATACCAACAGAAATATTTTCAGCACATTCAAATCTTTTACCGCCAAGAACATCAGCGTTGTAGCAATAATTCCATATACCTCTTTCAAATGGAATATCTGGATTATTGAAGCACCCTTTACAACAATCTGTTTGTGGCGTAATTCTATAACAACTTTCATTAAACTCACAATATTCAGAAAAACCAGAAATTAAAATGTTCGGTTTTTTGAGAGCAAAAGATAACCATGAAATACCATTACCAATAGTCATAGTAAATTTAGATCTTTTAACAATTCTAATAGCATCTTCAATGCTAGGATTTGTTACATATATAGTATTACTTAATTCATTGGGTTCTTTGGATAATGAAACAGTACCATATCCTATTTTATGTAAGTATTCTATTACTTTATTCCATCTATTATTTAACCAGTATTTCATTTGAGCAGTACTGTGTGGTGCTATTACTACATATTTCTTAGGCAACTTTAATTTCATGTCTGTTTTACCTGCAAACTTTTTTAACTTAGGTCTTATTTCTTTATACTCTAATCCTAAATAATCAGATGCAATTTGTTGCAATGGAATAGTTTTCCAATTATTTTTATTTCTATCAGTGTTCCCATCAAAACACCCTACAACATATGAAGCATAAATATTTGTATAAGCATCGCCTGGCTCTATAAAATTTATGTTTTGGTAATCTAAAATATTATTCCAAAACGTCATACAAAATACTTCACAATTATATTTCTTTCTAAATTCTTCCACATATGGCACCCAACATAGTGTATCTCCAAGAGATTTACTACTAAGTTCTATTAATACTCTCTTACCTTCTAAATTCATTTTATGTTTATAAATTAATTTATTACCAACAGAAACTTCAACATCCCAATCAGTATAATATTTTCTATTAGTTTTTGTATGCCAACCAGCTCCTAATATAGTGCTATGTACATGGTTGCCTTCGCCATCTTTAAAAGTAACTGAATAATCTTTATTGCTTTCCCCATTTATTTTTAAATAAGCCCCATCTATAAAATAATTATTTATTGTTACATCCTCATACTTAACATCATTTGTTTTAGTAGCTTTACATAATAAATGAGAACTATTAATTGGATCAGTATCACAATAATCAACTTTAAATCCATATGCTCCTACAATTCTATTTAACGTATCTTTTGTAAATCCACACTTATGGTAATTTCCCTCATGATCTTGACCACCAAATAATTCATTAGTTAAACTTTTCCATTTGTCTTCAGACTTTAACCAATCATTTACTGCTACTATCATATTTGGTACAGCAATTATTATTTTTCCACCAACTTTTAAAACTCTATTCCATTCAGTTAATGCTGTTGGTACTTCTCTAACGCTAAAATGCTCTAATATATGAGAAGCAAATATTTTATCTACTGATTTGTCTTCTACTTTTAAATCTAAAACATCCCACTTTTCATCAGCTGATCCATTATAAGCATCTACATTAATCCATCCAGGTTTTATATCATTCCCACAGGCAACATTTAATTTAACTAAGTTCTCTGATTCTTCTTCAACAACGTTTCCTTTAATTATTTCAATTATATTATAAATACATTCATCGTCCGTACGATTAACAGTTTCATTAGTATGTTTATCATTATAGTCTATTAAATATAGTTTTGATCCATTTATAATAATATTATGTAATACTAAATCCGTATTAGTATTATCCCATTTATAATCAGTAATTATGTCTTTTGATTTTAATTTCTCGACGATTTTTTTCCGCCGAGGATAAGTTCCATTTAATTCCATATATGTTTTCAAATTAATACCGTTAATCCAATCTAAAACTACCCCATGTCTATTATTATAAACAGTTTTCTTATCCAAATTAGAGTGTATTTGTAATGGTTGTTTCTTTAACAAATGATGTAGTTCTGACTTCACTTTATCAAATAATTCATCCCACCCAAAATAAGTATGAATTAATTCATTCTTTGGTGTCTTGACCCACATCATATCTGCTTTTCTATTACTCGTATGTCTACTAAAACTACCAAACTTTACAACTTCTTTCTTACTAAAATAATCATTAACTATTTGTAAATGTTTCTGTCCACATGCTCCTTCATCTTCTGTTGGTGGAGTTTCTACTATCAAGTTATCACCCAACTTCATAAAGGCATCACATATATTATTAATATTATTTGGATAATGATGGATAACATTTAGAGCTAATACAACATCAAAATGTTCACACTTGGATAGTTCAATTAAATCCTTCAAACTTATTCGTCTATTTAGTACTGTAAAGTTATCTTTCTTTTTACTATGTTCTACTAATTCTAATAATTTTTCATGTTCCCCCTCGTTACTTTCTACCATAATACAAGTAGCATCAAAATCTTCGGCGGCTCTAATAGAATAATAACCAAAATTAGCACCAATATCTAATATAGTGAATGGTCTATTATACTTACTAAATATTTTTTTCAGTGCTTCATATCTACTTTCACAATCTACTATGCCTTTCTTAACTACCTTACCATTCAACCATTGGTCTTGGTATAATTCCATCTTTCCACTGTGGCTGGAAATTTGAGGGGCAGGCTCAACTATCTCTACTTTACCTATAGCATTGGCTACTACATATCCTACTTTATAATTTGGATCAGTTTCTTTTACAATATAATCAAACCCGCATTCTTTTAATTTATTGGTTATTATATCTAATTCATTGTTATAGCTATTGTGATATTCTATAATTATTTTATCTACCTGATTCAATAAATTATTTTCTACTGCCCCAAATACTTCGTATTCAGATCCTTCTATATCCATCTTCATAAAATCTATATGTCCTAATTCTTTTAATAGTTCGTTTATATTTATTACTTCTATATCTTCTACTCTATTATATTTTTTATTATATACTAATGAATTTGAAGTTGAATCCCCGTCGAAAATTTTTATATCTTTCTTACCAGTTATACTTCCTACAGCTTTCTTATAGGTTTTAATATTTTTGAATTCTTGTGTATTCTTCTCTAAATAATTATAAACTTCTGTTACTGGTTCAAATGAATGAACTTCAGAGGCTCCTTTTTCTACAGCATATAAACTGAATAAACCTATATTCCCACCAAGGTCTAATACTACATCATTAAGTTCAATCCTACAACTTCCAACTGAATAAACTTCTTCATTAAATATTTCATTATAGAAATGTTCTATTTTATTAGTTTCAGATAGAGTTGTTTGAATATTATATTTAGGTTTATTTATATTGCTTATTATATCATATGCTTTTTGAGCAGCATTTTCCCATCTGAATTTATCTCTTATTGTTTTAGAATTTATTACTGCTTTCTTTTTATACTCTTTATAATTATCATATACATCTTTTATTACTTCTACAGCATGACCCCAATCTGGTTCTATCCAATTTCCAAGTTGTTTAGCATCTTCTTTACTTGTATTAAATACATTAGCAACTGGTAGTTCTTCTTTTGTATTAACGAAATGGGCTATACCTTTTGAATAATCTAATTGACCGCCATGCTTAGACATAATAGCTGGGGTACCAGAAGCAATTGATTCTATCATAGGAAGTCCCCAGCCTTCGGCTCTGGAAATTCCAAGGAATACGTTACCACCTTTCATATATTTTATGTATTCTTCAGTAGGTGGAAAATGAACTATTTTTATTCTTGGATCCTCTAACCCATAGTGCTTTAATCTTTCTTCTGTACTATTCATGCCATCTATTGAAAATAAATTATCAGCTGATAAAATTAATTCGGCATCCAAATCAGCTTCTAGAAATGCTCTAACATTTTCTGTTATAGCTTTACGATAATCCCATCTCCCAAACATTAAAAATCTAAATCTATCTTCATGTTCTTTTCCAGGATAAAATACAGATCCATCTACTCCTTCTGGTACTACCCATATTTTATCTTCTGGATATCCTTGGTCTATCATACAGGTTCTTTGCCATTCCGTAGGTGCAAACATTCCATCTAACTGTAATAATCTATTAAAAAATTGGTCACTCATTCTTGTGCTTTCCCAAACACAATAGCCAAATGTTGGTCCATTATATTTTTGATAATACCAGAAATGGTTATGCTCCAACAAAATAATATTGAGTGTATGATCATCGCCCATTATATCTCCATCATACGGCTTACCTAATATCATATCACCATTAGGTTGGTAGATAACCATATTCTTTTGTACTTGTGTTAGGTGTGATAAATCTTTTTGATAAGCAAAATTTCTCACCCTAACTGGTATAAATTTATTTAATTCTACAGCAAAGTTTCTTGTATGAGCAGCATACCCACTAAAATTTGGAAAACAACCATGTATCAAAATTCTATCTATATTCATTATTTAAATCCCCTTTTCCTTTTTAATTCTTAACTATCATTTTTTCTTAGCTAATATAGCGTGTTCGCTGCTAACTCTACTACTTCCAATAATAGCTCTACTAAAACCAGCAGCATTAACAAACTTAGAGCCGGGTTGATGAAGTCTAACCAACCCGCTATTATGTAAAACTGGAACATCCTCCCCAGCCTCCCTACTTAATTCTTTTGCCCCCCATGCAGCAAGTATCAAAGCAGAGTATAAATCCTTATTTTGACCCTTTTTTGGTGTATCAAAATGTCTTGTTCCCCTAGTTGTTTCTGTAATTATAATATTTAACATTTGTGACTTTAAAAGCCTTACTTCTTCATATAGTTTTTCTTCTACATTAGATCCAGATGAAGGGATTGTAGGAAATCTAAGACTTTCATTTTCTAATAAAGCTAATGTGTCAAAATTAGCATCCGAAATCCAAGCTGGTGTAGGATTAACTAACTGTAATATACGTTTACCGTCTTTACCCCTCATAGCTTCATCCCCGACGTCTATTATAGGGACATGCTTATTATAACCTTCTTGTAATAAATCTTTTATTGCTTTACCACCGCCCTGCGAATCCATGAAAATTCTAATTATATTAAACTTATCTGTCAAATCCTGTATAGCTACAGTCATTTCTTGGGTAGTCTTTTTTTTAATCCCCCGTACAAAAATTATTTTATTAGGTTTACCTAATTCTATTACAATTAAGCCGCACGATGCTGATCCGCCCTGGCTTGGATCAATTCCTAGTACATATTTCTTACCAGCCTCTCCACTTAAACGAATACTAAAATTACTTCCCAAAGTACAATTCTCAAGTAAGGATGCTTTGAAGAAACCATCACTATCAGATATCATGGCTGCTTCATATTCCATCATGAATTCAATACTTGACATAGTTCTTTTAGCTTCTTTTATATTCTCTTTATCTAAAAATCCTTCTGGAGCCATTTGATAAGGCACTTGATAAACAGCATACTTTGTTTTTTCACCTTCCTCTTTCATTGCTCGCCAATAAGCTTTCATTCTTTTCCACATATGATTAAATTTAAAATACCCTGAAGAAGCCATTATCATTTTATTTGCTGCCTGTTCAATTATGTCTTCCCTAGAAGCTAATCCTTTGCTTATCAATTCTTCCATTCTTTCAATATATCTTACTTTTTCCATAGGCTCTAAAGTAACAGCACCAAAAGGCCTAATAACCATATCTATAATTTGTGTTGGTACTTGTGCTAACTCATCTATTTCTATTAAATAAAAACGTGACCCTCTAATCTTAGCACCATCTATTCCTAATGGTAAGGCTTCTATATAACTACTATTAGAATTATCTGTGCCTTTAAATTGCAAATAAGCACGATCACTACCATACACTGGTTTTTTTTCACAAGCCTCCCTTAAAATAGAAGACCTAGTATATAGTTTTTGAACTTCTGAAAAAATATATTTAGCTTGTCTAAAAGAACTAGAAATTAAACCAACTCTATAACCTGGATATAACAATGCATGTAAAGCAGCATTAACTGCTAACATATATGTCTTCCCAAGACCACGCGCCATCACTACTATAGCAAAATTTTTAAACCACATATCCCTTAAAACAATTCTTTGAATCGGAGCTAAGTCTACTTTCAACAAATCATGAGCCGCTAATACTGGATCTTCTCGATATAACTTTATCATTTCGGAACCTTGATCCATTATAACATCTATATTATCATATAAAGATATATCCAATTATTCATCCTCTGATTCTACTGATTCTACATCTGGATCGTTACTATTACCAATCAATAATTCAGATTCAAGTATTTCTTCTTCTTCTTTATTAAATTTAATAGCTTTATCCATCATCTCTCTTTTCTTTTCCATATCATAAGCTACTGCTAAGTCGACGATAGAAAACCCGCTGAATTTTTTAGGGTCTATCCTATCTTTTCGGCGGGTAGCTAAATTATCTTTTAATTTATCTGTTTGCTTTCTTAATTTTTCTATAGAAGATGCGGTGTCCAATAATTTATCAACCTTCTCTCCTCTACTGTCTTTTAATAATCGCATTTCTAAAACTTTATTTAAAGCTATACCCATTAAATCATCCATATCACTAGCAGTAAGATGATCTTCATCAAAATCTTTTAAATAAATAGAAAGCAGCCCTTCATACATT